AAGATCGCCACGATGGAGATGGAGGCGCAGTACGACGAGATGAACGGCTGGAGCCGTTTTGACCCAGAAGACCAGTTGATCGACGCGCCGGAACCCGTTAACGTAATGCCGGAACCCCGGCGCCGTGGTCGGCCCCGGCTAGAGGTGAGCGAGTGACATGACAACGGCGGGCGACCTGATAAATGGCTCTCTGCGCCTTTTAGGCGTTCTGGCAGAGGGCGAAACGCCGTCGTCTGAGACAGCGCAAGACGCGCTTGTCGCCATGAACCAGATGATACAGTCGTGGGACGCGGAACGGCTTGCGGTGTTCTCGACACAGGACCAAGTCGTTACGTGGCCCGCCAGCACGCGGTCGCGCACGCTGGGGCCTACTGGCGACATTGTTGGTAACCGCCCCGTCCTGATTGACGACAGCACCTACTTCCGCGACCCGACCAACGGCATCTCGTTTGGTCTGAAACTCATCAATCAACAGCAGTACAACGGCATCGCCGTCAAGACCGTGACCAGCACCTACCCGCAGGTGCTGTGGGTCAACATGACGTACCCCGACGTTGAGATGTACGTGTATCCGGTGCCTACCAAGGATCTGGAGTTCCATATCGTGTCGGTGCAGACGTTGAGCCAGCCGGCCAACCTGGCGACCGATCTGGCTTTCCCGCCGGGCTATCTGCGTTGTTTCCGTTACAATCTGGCTTGCGAACTGGCCCCGGAGTTTGGCGTAGAGCCATCCCGGCAGGTGCAACGCATCGCCATGACGTCCAAGCGCAACCTCAAGCGCATCAACAACCCCGACGACATCATGGCGCTCCCGTACAGCCTTATTGGAACTAGGCAGCGGTTTAATATCTACGCCGGAAATTTCTAATGAAATCAAGCACATACCACGTTAAAGGTCAAGTCTGATGGCTGACACCAAAATCTCCCAACTTCCGTCTGCTACGACCCCCTTGTCGGGGGCCGAACTTGTGCCTCTGGTGCAGAGCGGTGCTACCGTTCAGACGCCGACCAACGAGATCAGCAAACTCACTGCGGCGACGGCCAATACCTTCACCGCCAACCAGATCATTGAAGTCACCGACAACGTCAACGCGGCGCTGCGCGTCACGCAGTTGGGCACGGCTGACGCGCTCCGCATTGAGGATAGCACGAACCCGGACAGCAGTCCGGTTGTTGTGGATGCCAGCGGCAACGTAGGTGTTGGCGGCAGTCCTTTGTCTACCCTCAATGTCTTTTCTGCCGCAGCCACCACGGCGCAGTTCCGCGTAACTGGCGGAAGCGCGGCTTCGCCACAGGCGGTTCTTTATGGTTACGCATCGGGCGTTTCTGGTGCCAACGGCGCAGGCATTGGCGCAGGGTTCATTTCCGGTGGTTATGGCCCCTTGCTGTTGGAAACATCAGGAACAATCAGACTAAGCATCAACGCATCTGGTGACATTCTAAACGTCTCCACGGGTGGCCTCGGCTACGGCACGGGCTCTGGTGGCACGGTTACGCAGCTTACATCCAAGTCTACGGGCGTCACGCTGAACAAGACCAACGGTCAGATAGTCACTGCTTCTGATGCTCTTGGCGCGGGTGCGAGTGCAACTTTTACAGTGACAAATTCTGTAATAGTCGGAAGCGATGTTGTAATTCTCAGCGTAGGAAACACTAACTATTCAGTTAGAAGCATTGTTTCCACAAACGGCAGTTTCCAAATAACAATTAAGAATGAAAGCGGTGGGTCGCTCTCGCAAGCTGTTACCATCAACTTCGCAGTCATCAAGGCAGTCACCTCGTAATGAACTGCCCGCTCCCGCGATACTACCTCTGCCATGCGGTGATTGCGCTGCTAATTGCAGCAGTCCTCTGGTGGCCGCTTGGCCTCAATGCTGGCCTTGCAGCAGGCGTGGCCTTCTACGCGGGGCGTGAATACACACAATGGGAAAGCGGCTTGCCCTTCGATTGGAAAGGCATTGCCGCGCCCCTCGCAGCCTGTCTTATGGTTTTTGGTATCTACCTCTATGCGCGGTGACAAGTAACATGCAAACGCCGATCCTGGGTTCTTCTTATGTGGCTCGCAGCATCAACGCTGCGGACAGCCGCATGGTGAACCTGTTCCCAGAGGTCGTACCGGAAGGCGGCAAGCAGGCCGCGTTCCTGAACCGGGCGCCGGGCTTGCGTTTCCTTGCGACCGTCGGCCCTGGGCCTATCCGTGGCCTGTGGTCGCCGCAGATCACCGGGTCGGACGCCTACGTCGTCTCTGGACCCAACTTCTACCGCATCACGACCAGCTACACGGCCACACTGATCGGCACTGTGGGTGGCACCGGCCCCGTGTCCATCTCCGACAATGGCACGCAGATATTCATCGCCACCAACCCCGACGGCTACATCTATAACATGAGCACGTTGGCCTTCGCCCAGATCACCGACCCGGACTTCCCCGGCGCGGCTACCGTCGGCTATCTTGACGGATACTTCGTCTTCAACGAGCCCGACACGCAAAAGGTCTGGGTGACGAGCCTTCTGGACGGCACCAGCGTTGATCCGCTGGATTTCGCCAGCACGGAAGGCGCGCCGGACCAACTTATCAGCGTCAACGTCGATCACCGCGAAGCCTGGCTGTTCGGCACCTCCTCGGTTGAGGTGTGGTATAACGCTGGCACGTCCGACTTTCCGCTACAGCGCATTCAAGGCGCGTTCAACGAGTTGGGCTGCGCGGCCGTCTATTCCGTCGTCAAGCTGGACAACACGCTGTTCTGGCTGGGCGCCGACGCACGCGGGCGCGGCGTCATCTATCGTGCTGAAGGCTATCGCGGCGTCCGCATCTCGACCCATGCCATCGAGCACGCCATCCAGAACTACTCCACCATCTCGGACGCCGTTGGCTACTCTTACCAACAAGAAGGCCACAAATTCTACGTCCTTACGTTCCCGTCCGCTGACGCGACGTGGGTCTACGACGCGACCACGGGCGCGTGGCATGAGCGCGCCGGTTGGCGGAACGGCCATCTGACCCGGCACAGGTCCAACTGCCAGATGAACTTCAACAACGAGGTCATCGTCGGCGACTACGAGAACAACAACCTTTACGCCTTTGACCTTAACGTGTACCGCGACTACTCCTACGTGCAGAAGTGGATACGGTCGTGGCGCGCGCTGCCAACCGGCACCAACACGCTCCGGCGTACGGTGCAGCATTCGCTTCAGCTTGACTGCGAGAGCGGCGTCGGCCTTGACGGCAGCCCCGACATGCTGGACGCGCAGAACATCACGACGGAAACGGACGACTTGCTGATCACCGAGGCGGGTGTCTACATCGTCACCGACGCGGAGGGGCTGGTTAGCCAAGGCGTGGACCCGCAGGTCATGCTGCGCTGGTCGGACGACGGCGGCCACACCTGGTCGCGCGAACATTGGACCTCGATGGGTGCTATCGGCCGTTACGGTCAGCGCGTCTTCTGGCGTCGTCTGGGCATGTCGCTCAAGCTGCGCGACCGTGTGTACGAGATTTCCGGGACAGACCCGGTCAAGATAACAATCATGGGCGCGGAGCTTCTTCTCGATGGCACTGCTTCCTAGCGTTACCCAAATCCCGGCGCAGCGCGTGCCGCTTAATGAGCGCCCGCAGCCGCCCGAATACGTGTCACGCGAGTGGTATCGCTTTCTTGACAGCCTGCACACGTACATCCCGACGCCGGTCACGTTCGTGCCAACCTTGACGTCCGTCACAAACGTGACGTCGGTCACCGCTGGTACGTGTTTTTACAACCAGATGGGCACCACCATCACGGTAACTGGCAGCGTGACCCTCGACCCTGCCGCGACCGGAAACACGGTGTTCCAGATGGACCCTCCGGTTCTGGACGGGCTGTCGGTTTCCCAGGCTGCGGGCATGTTTATCACCACGACGGCGGGTGCGTCCGACGTGGGGTCCGTCACCGTTGCGTCCAACAAACTCCAGTTTCGCCTTAACGCTGTCAGTGCAGCGTCCGCCGTTTACGTTTTCCATGTCA